AATCAATTTACGCAGTATGAATTGTGTTTTTTGAATTCTTTTTATTGCAACGAAACTAATTACAATATCAAATCTACAGGATTTGGTGTAAGAGGAATATCTGGTACATGCTATTTTACTGATGAAAAGATTGATCATAAGAATGGTAAGTTATTCTTATTCCAAATTCTTACTGATGATACAATAAATGTTCTTGATAATAACTTTGGAACTGTTGATTATGAGAAAGGAGAAATCATTATAGATACTGTGAATATAACTTCTACAACACTGACTAATAATATTATTGAAGTTCAAGCAGTTCCAGATTCAAATGATGTTTTAGCAAGAAATGAACTTTATCTTCAATTTGCTGTAAATAAGAGTAATTTTTATATGAGAAGAGACTCTATATCTTCTGGTGAAAATACTTCTGGAACTAGATTTAATATTCAATCTAGTTATCAAACAGGTGGATCTAAGGTACGAGGCACGGCTATTATCTCTAATTCTTCTGGAAGATCAACATCAGCACCAACATTACCAGTTGCAACTACATCTACATCATCTACATCATCAACACAAACAGGTACACCTACAAGTAGTTCATATTAATGATCACCACATCTTTTACTAAAGTACAAGTCAATGAACTTGTTCAAAGTCAGATACCTGAGTATATTAACTCTGAAAATCCTCTTTTTGGAGACTTTATAAAGCAATTTTATATTTCTCAAGAGATTCAAGGTGGTTCTATTGATATTGCTGATAATTTAGTTGAGTATAAGGGTCTTGATTTTGCCAATAAGACAAATCTAACTGGTTTTACATCAGTTTCTACTTACATAAGTGGATTTGAAGATACAATTTACGTTGACTCTACTAGTGGTTGGCCAGATAAATGGGGATTATTAAAAATTGATGATGAGATTATTACATATACTGGTATAGGAACTACTTCATTTACTGGTTGTGTTCGTGGATTTAGTGGTATTGAAAATAATTCAAAAACAAATCAACCAGAATATCTAACTTTTAGTAATACTGGAGTAGGAACTCATGCTGTAGATTCTAAGGTTCATAATCTAAGTAATGTTTTCTTACAGACTTTTTTCAAAAATCTAAAGAAGCAGATTTTACCAGGTTTTTCAGAAAGAAATATAAACGATAAGGTTGATCAGTCTAATTTTATTAGACAGGCAAAAGATTTTTATAAGTCAAAAGGAACAGAAGAAGCATTTAAGATATTATTCAAAGCATTATATGATGAAAAGGTTGAGATGATTCAACCTTCACAATATATTCTAAAACCATCTGCTGCTGAGTATATTGTCAATGATGTATTGATTTGCGAATCTCTTGAGGGTGATCCTGAGAAACTTCAAGGTGAAACTTTAGTTCAAGATACAACTCCAATAGAGACAAGTGGTTCAATTTACAGTGTTGAACGTACTATTATTGATAATAAAAAATATTATAAGATTTCTATAGATCAAACTAGTCTTGTAGGTAAATTTAGACAAATTGGTAAAACTTTTGTAACTAAAACTGCTGGTATTGGTGAAACAATATTGAGTGTTGATTCAACGGTTGGATTTGGGTCTACAGGAACTATAAAGTTTGAAAATAGATTTTTTGATTATACTGATAAGAATTACACACAGTTTCTTGGTATATCAAGTCTTAGTTCAGCATGTGGTATTGGATCTACTGTTAGATCTGGATTAGAAGCATATTCATATGAAGAAGGTGATCTTACTAAACCAGTAAGAATGAATGTTTTGGGTGTTATTAATAAGTTTGTTGGTAATGCAAATAATCAACAAAGAAATGCTGTTGTAAATGTAAAAACATTAGGTATTGAAGAAAAAGATCTTAGATTCTCATCTTGGATATACAATACTGCTGCACACCACAATATATTAGGATGGAATCATTTAGGTGGTCAAAGTTATAAACTTGATTTAGTTAATGAGCATACTTTTTATGTTGGAGATACACTTGATGTTGTTGATGATGATGATAATGTTCAAGAAGGCACGGTTAGTAGTCTTCCTACAAATAAACAAATAGTTGTAAGTACAGGACAACTAGATTCATCTAGAACGTATTTTATTAGAAGAAAAATAAAAACAACTGTTGATGGATATACTGCAGACATACAGAATACCTATAGTGATAATAATGATTGTGTTTATACTGCTTCTAATAGTTTACCTCATTGGAGTATTGATCCTCAAATAAGAAAAAGAACATTTATTTCTAGCCTAAATGTGGCAGGATCGACTATTGAAGTTATAGATCACAATTTTCATGATGGTGAGTTGGTTGTTTATAATACTGCTACTGGTATAGGTACACTAACCAATCTTGAAGAAGGTCAACCATATTATCTCAAGAAAATAGATGCAAATAAGGTTGCATTAGCATATTCGTTAGAAAACGTTCGTAATGCTCGTTATATTGATGCATTTACTGCAACAGATATAGCAAGTGTAACTAGTCATACTCTAACACCAGAAGTTGTTGCAAATAGTAACTTAGGAGCACAAAAGTTACTTAGAAAATTTGATTCTCCTACATTTGGTGATAACAAGATAAAAACTGTTCAGGGTGGAGTTGGATTATTTGCAAACGGTGTAGAAATATATTCCTATAAAGCAACTGATAAAGTTTTTTACGGTCCCGTACAATCTATTGATATTCTAAACTCTGGAGAAGATTATGATCTTGTTAATTCTCCTAGATTATCAGTTACACAAACTGGACATACTGGAACAGGATGTTCCGCTATTGCTCATGTAGAAGGTTCTTTAAAGAACATAGATCTGAATACTTCAGGACTAGATTACTTAGAAACCCCTAACGTTTCTCTTATTGGTGGTAATGATACGACTTCTAGTGCTTTTGCTCAGATGAAGATTGTTCATCAGGAAACTAGTTTTGATAGTACAACTCAAGGAAGTATTGTCAATACATTGACTGATAGGTTTGTATTCCCAGAACCTCATGGATTCAAGCATGGTGAAGAAATAATATACGACACTTCAGACACAAGTCCTATTGGTATAGGAACAACACCAGGTAATTTAGTAAAAGGTTCTCCATATTACGTAGTCAAACTAAATGACTGGGAGATGCATATTTCTGATACTCAGGCAGATGCACTTGCTGGTATCGGAACACTAGATCTTACTACCAATGGTGGTGGTGTTCATAAGTTTACTAGTAAGGGTAGAAGACATAAAGTTGATAAGATTGTTGTAACTAATCCTGGTCTTTTCAAGAATAGAACAAATACTACAAAAATAGCAGGTATCAATACGTTTACAGATAGTGTAAATATCAAAGGTCATGGTTTCTTATCAGGAGATTTAGTAAAGTATTCTGCAGATGATGTAATAGGTGGTCTAACAAGTGATACTGAATATTATGCAATAAAGATTGATGATAATAATTTTAGAGTAAGTACTGATAAGAAATTAGAAAGTTTTGTTGGATTTACAACCACTGGTTCTGGTGTACATACATTCCAAGATCCACCAATCTCTGTAGTTATAAGTGGTAGACAAGGAATATCTACAGACAATGCCACTGCAACTCCAGTTATTAGAGGACATTTGACAGGAATTCATATTGAGAATGCTGGTACTGATTTTGGATCTACTGTTGTAAACGATATATTCAAACCAAGTGTTAAACTTGTAGAAGGTGACAAGGCATATATTCGCCCAATAATTGAAAATGGTAAGATTGATCAAGTTATTATTCAATCTGGTGGAGAACAATTTTTCAGTGTTCCTGATGTTATTATAAAAGGTAGTGGTTTTGGTGCTAAAGCACAAGCAACTATAGAAAATGGATCTGTTACTAAGATTGATATTATCAATGCAGGTATTGGATACACTGTTACAGATACTACTGTAAGTCTAAAAACACCTGGTAAAAATGCAATTCTATCTGGAAATATAAAAGAATGGACAGTCAATCAAGTTGATAAGTTAGTAAAATATGGAGATGTAAAAGATGATGATGGATTCTTAGAGGTATCAACAGATGTTGATTTAGGAAATCCATATGTAAATTATTACATACCAAGAAAACTAAGGGATTACTTAGGTGATGATGGTGCAGAACATTCTCCTATTATTGGGTGGGCATACGATGGTCATCCGATATATGGACCAGTTGGTATTGTAGGTGGTCAAGTAAAATATCTTCAATCTAGTTATTCTAAAATTTCTGATGTTGCTAGATTAGATGGTCCTCCTTTATCTAAGTATCCATCTGGTTTCTTTGTAGAAGACTTCAAGTACATTGAAGGTTATGGTGATTTAGATGAGCATAATGGTAGGTTTGCGGTTACTCCAGATTATCCTAATGGGATATATGCATACTATTCTACTGTTGAGGAGCAGACTACACAAAACCCATTAGATCCTTTTGATGGTGCGAGAAAACCTGTTTTCCCATATGTAATTGGAGATACGTATCATTCTGAACCAAGCAGTTTCAATTTAGATTACCAATCTAATCAAGATATTGCTCCTGATTCATATATTAGAAATACAGAACCTTACAATATTTCTGAATATACCTTTGTAACTAATTCTGGTAAAAATACAAATATAAACTCTAAAATTACTAATGTTAAGTCTGGATCTTTAGAGTCTGTAGATGTTGTAATAGAAGGTTTTGAATATAATGTTGGTGATAAATTGTTGTTTGATAATAGCAATACTCAAGGATTTGGTGCAATTGGAGAATTGATAGAGGTTACTGGACCTGGACTTTGTTCTATCACAACTAGAATTAGAGAATTTGAAAATGTAAGATTTAGTTCTGTAGCTAATACAGTAATAGGTATTACAACTTTACCTCATCAAATACCCGATAGATCTATCGTACAGGTTTATGATGTAAACAATACAGATTATTCTGCTTTTGAACTAAAACCACAAATAAGAGTAGATACCGTAAACTCTGGTCTTAGCACAGATATGCTTTCTATAGGATTGACTACTTCTGTTACTTTGACTGATAGTATTTTTGATATTAGAGATAAAAAAATAATTTCTATCAATGACTTTGTTGCAATAGAAAATGAACAACTAAAAGTAATTCAATTAGAT